AATGGGTTTTTTTAAGTATATGGGTTTTTTTTTTTTATTTCTAATTTTTTCTTTACTTTTTTTATTTTAATTGTTGTTTTTTTTTTTTTTTTTTTTTGGTATGTTGATGGGCTGAGTAGGACATTGTCTATCCATTATAATAAAGGATATATATATCACTATACAAGAAAAAAATTTTATGTTTTTTTAAAAAAAATAAAATAATATAATTTCTTAAGCCTTAGTATTTTTTAATATTTTATTGTTGAGCACATTGAATACCTTCGGTCTCATTATCAGATGAAGGATTTTCAGTATCATAATTTTCAAACATGTCTAAAAGATTAACATTTTTACAGTGTTCAATTTCTAAAGATTCTGGTAAAAATTCATGAAAATAGGTTTTTAAATTATTTTTTTGTTTTGTATTTAATTTTTTAGGATATTCTAATGTATATAGTATAATTATATTTCCTATATTTCCATAATTATCTATCATTCCTTCATTTTTTATAATATTTTTTGATTCTGGCGTTATAATTTTTTGGTTAGTTATCTTCAACATTTCGTTCTTTAAATTTTCCAAGTAAAAAGTGGAACCATGTAAGGCTTGAAAAATATTTAATTTATGATTATAAATTAGATCTAAACCTTTTCTAATAAAATATTTATGGGGTTTTTCTTTAATAATAATTATTAAATCACCACATTCAGATGATTTAATTGGATTTTGATTTCCTGAATTTTGTAGAACAATTTTTTCTCCTTCTTGAATCCCTGATTTGATTTCTACTTTAAAATTTTCATTAATATTTTTAATTTTTATTCCTGGTTTTAGAATCCAACCCCTGCCGAGACAAGTATCACATTTCATTTGAACTTGTCTTACCATACCTGGACCAATTTGTTGGAATCCGGTCCGGATACCATTGCCTTTACAGTCTGTACAAATTTCTGCACCATTAAAACTTTTAAAATTATCTTTATCGACGAGAATTTGCTTTTCTATTGTTAAATCAATAGAACATCCTGAAAAAATTTGTTCAAGGGTTAAATCAATTTCTTTATGTATATTATAATTTTTTTTTTTTGTATTTTGTGGACGGTTTCCGCCAAAAAACATATTAAAAATATCGTGAGGATTTGCGCCACCATTTTGTGAATTTTCTAAACCTTCTTTTCCATATTTATCATATAAGTTTTTTTTTTCTGGATCAGATAAGATTTCGTAGGCTTCACTTATTTGTTTAAATTTTTCTTCAGCATTTGGATTATTCTTATTTTTATCTGGATGATACTTCATAGCTAATTTCCGATAAGCAACTTTAATATCTTTTTGTGATGCGGATTTTTCTATATCTAGATAATCATAATATTCTTCATTTTCGATTTCTTTAGAAATATGATCAAAAAAATTCATTATTTATAAACTATTTATCTTTCTTTTAAATAATTTGATGTGTATAATATAAATTGATAAAATTTATTACTTAAAAGATAATAAAAATATTTTAAATAATGAATTAAATAATAAAATTGAAAAGGATTTAAAAGGATTAAAATATTATATTAAAGAATATACCATGGATAATATGAGCGAAAACGATTTCTTAAATATTATAAGTTCTTTTGATCTAGATAGTGATAGAGATAATGAATTTAAAGATGAATTTAATGCTGAATTGAATAAAAAAGAATTTAAATATCCTGAACCAACTGAGTTAAGGATTTCCACTATGACTGCTACTTGTAAAACTGGTTTAGAGGTGGATTTGAATACAATTTTTAAATATTGTACAATAACAGATAATGATAAAGAAGAAGAGGGAATCATTAAAGCAGAGTTTGGGAATGAGGTGCGTGGGATTTGTAAAAAGGATATGGATAAAAAAAAAGGAAAAAAAAAGAAAGTATTTTATAATCAAGCAACATTAATTTTGAAAGTTTTTTCCAATAATGCTATTTTCAAAGAAGTAAATATGAAAATATTTACAAATGGAAATTTGCAGATGACAGGTTTAAAAAGTGAAGGAGATGGTAAAAGAGCAATAAAAATATTCTTTAAAAATACAAAAAATTTAACAAGTATTGTTCATAACAAGGAAACCCACAAAATGAAATCAGTCAGTGGAGTTAGAAATGTGGAGGATTTTAAAATTGAAGATCCGAATTTAGAAATAGTTTTAATTAATAGTGACTTTTCCACCAATTTTAAAATAAAAAGAGAAATACTTCATAATTTGTTGATACAAAAATATTCTTTATTTTCTTCTTATGAACCATGCATATATCCAGGTGTGAATTCAAAATTCTTTTGGAACAAAAAATATAGAAATGATAGTTTAAAAAAGGAAGGTATTTGTCATTGTTCTCAGCAATGTATTGGAAAGGGTAAGGGTGATGGATATGGTAAATGTAAAAAAATAACAATATCAATATTTCAAAGTGGTAACATTATTATCACTGGTGCAAGAAGTATAGAGCAAATAAATGATGCCTATAATTTCATAAATGGTATTTTGAAAGAAAATTATAATATATTGAAAAGAGAGGATGCTCCGTTTTTTGATCTTTCAGAATCTGATAGCGAAGATGAAAGTAAAAGTTTAGTAATTAAAAAGAAAAATAGAAAATTCGTGTATCTTAAAAAATCAAATATTAAATTTGATGAACAATATCAATTTCCTTCTATGAGTTTACCAATAAATAAATAAATTACCCTTCAGGATCAGATATTTCTTGTTTTTCTAAAGTATTTTCATTTTCTAAAATGTGAATTATTTCTTCTAGAATTTGATTTTTATTATTTTTAAATAAATTATTTTTAATATTAGATCTATTATTTTGTAAATTTGATCTCTTTATATGTTTATCTTGATCTTGATTTTGATCTTCATCTTCATCTACATCTTCATTTTCATCTTCATCATCGGTATCTTCATCCCAACTGGCACGAGCAATATCATTTTTAGTTATTGTCAAATTATCTAAATTAAAAATTTCCTTTAAAGAATTCATCGTATCGGGATTGGAAGTATTAATATTATCTGTATCATCTTTGTTTATTTTTTTTTGAATTAAATCAGATACTTTTTCTGAACAATCATCAATTCTATTTTCTACTATTTTCAGTATACTTGTAAATATTTTTTGTCTTTGCATTAAATTCATTTGAGGAATAATTTTACATAGCATTTCCTTCGAATTTTTTAGAACCGCCTGTATTAAATAATTTATTAAATTTTTATTATTTTTTAAGTTTAATTCAATATTACAATTTTTATCTGATTTATCAATTTTCAGTAAATCATCTTGATGAGTAGTTATAATTTCATTCATTAAATTTTTAATAAATAATGAAAAATTATTCTCTTGATCACCTGTATTTTGGCAAATCATATTATTCTCTGATTTATTCGTTAAATAACATATTTTGTTAGTTAAAGTATTATTACACTTTAAATCCTCATGAATTAAATTTGATTTTTGAACATTATATGATATTAATTCTAAACTCACTGCTATTGACTTCATACATGCATTCAATTTTTCCTCCATTGTTATTATTTTATCCGATACATCTTTTATTGCAGATTTTATATTTTTAATATCATTTTTATTTTCTCTTATTTCATCCTTTGTATCTGGTGAATTTTCTGATTTATCATCTTTGATCATTTGTTGTCTTAATTTTTTTATTAAATTATCTTTTGAACCATTATCTAAATCATCATTCTTTAATTTTTTCTTCTGTAATATTTTTTTTTCCTTTATTCTATTTTTTTTGGAAATCTTGTTTTTACACAAAATAGATGAATAATTTAAAAAATCTAATAAGGATTTATAATTCCTTAGTTTTTCATCTGATTGTACAATTTTGTGTGCACTTGAAACTAACCTGATTGTTGATTTGCACAAACTATTTAACTCTTTATTTCCGATTTCATCCATAGAATATTCTTTAATATTTTCTATATTACTTCTGATCTGCCTTAATTTATATCTTAAATCCATACTTCCATTACTATCTTGATTCATATAAGGATTATTCATAATATATATAAAAATCATATTTTATTTTATTTTATTAAACATTGTTATTAGTTATTTATATTATTTATAAATAAAGTAATTATTAACTCAATAACTCAAAGCTCAATGATATATTTACCATGATACGTAATAATTATTGAAAATAAAATTTAATTCAATAGTTATCGTAATCAACAAACGCAATGGCAATGGAACATTTATTCCAAACATTATTTATGTAGGCTTTTTAATTTTAAGGTATTCTAGAAATTTATGATCAATAGTAATTGGTGATACATCATCCATTAATGAAATATATGGATAAAAAATATCATTTACATTTACTAGAGCATTTATACTAATATTAAAATCACCAATGATTCTTAATATATCAAAAAATTCATATGTTAAATCAATTAATTTAGATCCGTCAGTTTTACAACTTTCGATTGTGTTTAATAATGCGTTTAATCTATCTTTCTTAACAATTAAAGAGGATAAATTTAGTTTTTTTTCAAGACTTTCATCAATAATTTGATTTTTTTCTTCAATTGTACCATATTGAGCTACGTTAATTTTTCTTTGTTTTGGAGCATCTTCCTGTTCGTGAGTATTATGAAACCTAATTTGTAAATCATCAAAAATTATTTTCGCTATTCTAAATAAGATATTTGATCTTTTTTTTGCAATATTTTTTTGGTCCTTTGCAAATAAATTACAATATAAATATCCATATGGTTGACATAGATGTAAATTATATTGAGAATCAGGTTTCAAAATTCTTTTCTTACAGATTGGTTCACACTTTTGCTCAATTTCACCCTCTTTATTTTTATTGCGGTCAAAACCACAATATGAATACACAGGCACAGAATTCCTGCTTCCTTCACATTGTACATTTTTAAATGTTGAAATACATTTACAATTTTCTTCACTTCCTTCGTTTTTCATACATTTACTAACAGCCTGAGTGGGAAGTTTATTAAGTTTGAAAGATAAAATTAATAAAATAGAAATTGGTAATTTTCCATGTTTCAAAAAACTAAAAATTGTATCTAGCTTATTTGTTTTCTCCTTATTTAGAACTTCATTCTCTTGTTTCTTATTTCTATTACATATTTTGGATATACATCGATCTATTACTTTTTCATTACCCTTTAAATTTGCATCTAATATTTTATTAAATTCTTCATAATCCATGTTATTAACCTCGACAGATTTAGAGTTTTCTTCTTCCACTTTATCAGGAAGACAATAATAAGACTCGATTGTTCTATTTCTTATATGTGGATCCTTATTATCATTTATGATTTTATTCTGAAGTGTATTTAAATTACAAAAATATTCATTCACATTTTTGCTCTCATCTAAATTATTAACAAACTTCAATTCATCATCTGATAAGATTAAACTATCGACAACTTTAAATCTAAATGGTAAATTAACTAAAAATAATTTATTTGATGTAATTGTATCTTGTATTTTTACTTGTATTTTTTGTTTTTTCACTAGTATTTTTTTGATGGCTTCCATCAATTTTGTTTTATCATTAAAACGTTGAAAAGTTGAAGGTAAGTAGCTTAAATAACTTGAATTATCAGAATTTTGTAAATTTTTAAAAAACTGCTCAATATTGTCAAATGATATGCGCACTTTATCCTCCAATGTTTTAGTATTTAATATATTATCTAAAAATATTAATAATGGATCAAAATCCTTCCAATTTACTTTAGGATAACTTTCATGGGATTTACTTCCTGGATCTTCCAAAAAAGGTAACTCTAATTTATCCAAACCTGCAATTTTGCGTAAACTATTTAATAAAATTTGATTTTGAGCTTTTGTTAATATTACATCTTTATTTGGAGGATTTGAATAAGGATTATTTTGGCGATATAAATCATAATTTTTGAATTGTTCTATAGCTTCAATTTTAAATGAACATAGTTTTCTTAATTTATCTCTAATAATATTAAAATCAATAGGTATACCAAAATAATTATTTTCTTTTATCGATTCTATATTTGATTCAAAATTTTCCATTTCCAATTCATCTTTAAATTTAGGTTCGAACCCTAATAATTCAATTTCATAATTGTTAGGAGATTTGAAATTCATTAAAGGAACTTCATTTTTATATTTTTGTATAAAATGCTTTAATTTATCGAAATCTTGATAAATACAAATATCTATTTTATAACTAGGTAATTTTCCTTCTTCATACAAGATTTTAATATTTTTTATATTACCTTTAAAATCTTTAAAAACAATTTCATTATCATATTTTATAGTTAATTGAAAATTCTCAGAAATTTTGCCTAAGTTAAATTCTTCAATTAGATCTTTATCATTTTCATTTTCTATTTCATTTTTAAAAATTGATTCACCCTCCTTAAGTGGACTGTATATTGTCATTTCAGAAGGATATAGTAATTTTGATACATCTTCATACCATATTTTTAGATCATCAGGTTCATCTGTATAAATATCTATTTTTATTTTTTGCTTATCATCCAAAAAATACTTTTCGAATGTTGCTTTATTCTTCTCTGAACCTAAACCTTCCTTTAAAAATCCTGTTTGTTGTAAGTTAAAATTTAATTTATAATTTAAATAATAAGCATAAACTAATTTCTTTTTAAAGTTATTTATTTTATATAATAATTCTATTATTGTCATATTTGGAAATTCGCTATTTTTACCATTTAAATAATCTCTGGTATTCAAAGTAATCAAAGTATTGAAATATCCGGATTTAATTTTACTTAAAGATTTCAATTTTTCATGATTTATCTTATTACCATTTAATTTTTTTTCCCAATCAAAACTATCATCCTTGTTTATATCATAATAATATTTAACCAAATTATTAAAAAAATATTCTTTAAATTCTCTATTTGTCCCAAGTAAAGCATAGGTCAAATATTTAATTTCAAATAAATCAATTAAATAGGAAAAACCATCTTGATTCAATTTTAAACTTCCGATTAATCCAATCAATACTGGTAAATTATTAAATAATGAATTTTCATCTTTAAATAACTTCTTGTTTGATACTAATAAATTTTCAAGATCTCTTTCTTCAGAATGATCGAGGTGTTCTATACTTTTTTTTCTAAAAAAAGAAGCAAAACTTATTCTTTTTAGTTTTGAAGAAATACTATTTAATTGTTCTGTTTTATTAATATTATTAAAGATTAAGCGATAGAAGATCGTATTATTTAAGAAACCATTCGATTCTGGATCTGGATCATCTGTTATAGTATTATATATTTGATTGGCTGCTTCTATTTTATCTAAAACATTAAAATAATATTCTTCAATATTTGTAAAATCATTTCCTATATCCGTATCTATATTATAATTATAAATAAAAAAATAACTGGGAATTAAATTCGCAATTTTACTGATTGCGTAATTTTTTAATAATGAACCTCCATCTGTTTTAAATTTTTTTTTTGATAATTTTCTTTTTTTTTTTGTGATGATAGCATTGTTTTTATTTTTCTTTGTTTTATATTTTTTATTTTTTTTTTTTTTTTTGTTTTTTTTTTTTTTTTTTTTTTTTTTTTTTTTTTTTTTTTTTTGTCAAATCCTGTTCTTGTTTTGAAAACATTTACATTGGTATACCACTTCCATCTAGGGTATACAGATAGGATTGAG